AAAACCATCGCCAGAAGTCATCGATCAGATCAAGGTATCACTAAACCAATACTTCTGTAGTCCAATCACAAATGTAAATTATCATGTGTGGTTACCTGGTTCAGGTATCAACTGGCATGATGATGGTAGCAATGATGCAGGCGGGACTTTGTATCTGAATACATGGATACCTGAGTTGGGTGGAGTTTTTATGTGGAAGGATAAAGACACCGACGAACTAAAAAGCATCTCCCCCGTAGAGAACATGATGATAGTAAATAATAATCACGAAAGACATGCTGTATCTCCCATACTATCTGGAGAACCTGAAATACGACAGAAAGATATCAATGCACAAGTAAGAATGTCCGTACAAATTTTCTGTAAAAACAATGACTAACATTATTATTCAATGTCTACAATGTGGTGTTGAACTAAATTATGATGGCAAACCTGTATTCTGTGGTTGTCCTAACGCCGCTTCAATCCGTAGAGATGTAATCACTGCTATGGATCTTGATTTGCTTAGGTATATTTCCAAGAAAGACCAAGGTTTGGGGTTTACCCAGCAAGATCTTGAGTTTCAAGAAGAACGTAGACATCGAAAGGTGAGGAAACTAAAATTTGAAGAGCGTTGATTTTTCAAACTCAATACACTATACCAATATTGGTACTGATTGGTGTGAAGATGTAGAAGGTCTCTGCAATAAACTTATACTTCAGCATAAATGGAGTAAAAAAAATTATTCCCAAGGACAATACGTATTTGATATAGCACCTAACAATATAAGATACTTTCAACCTTTGTTTGATATAGTAGTTTCTAAAGTTAGGGAGTTATATCCTGCTGCAATAATACCTGAAAAATTTGCATCAAGTTGTTGGGCATATGTGTCTAATCAAGAGAGGAGTGTAAGTGTTTTGCACAACCATATCCCAGAAAAAGTATCAAAAGATTTGTCCACTGTATTTTATATAAAAAAACCTAAAGACTCGGGTGATATTTTATTTCTTATTGATGGTAAAAAACACATACATAGACCAGTAGAGGGAGAACTTTTAGTTTTCCCCGCTACTTATTATCACTCTCCGTTACCTTCAAATACTAAGGACTATCGGATCGCGATCAACATCAACGTTATCACTCATAACAAATACAATTGTTTCTTGACAATGGGTGTGTGATCGCATATAATGAACTCGTTACCATACCAGCAATGTCTAGAGGCCAGTTTCTCGCCAAGTTCAAAAACGTCACCCACCACCTGGTAGATGCCGTTGAGTCCAAGGTAGATCTAGAGTACGACCACCCTTCACTTTACGATGAACTCATCAGTCACTACAAACAAGAATCTGAGTTTGATTTTTACGGAGACAAAGAGAAGGATTATGATGTAGTCATAGATAAACTTGAGTATGATTTGATGAACACTGGAGTTATGCAGTGAAAAAAGAACGCCCTTGGGGTTGGTATAAAACTATTGAACGTGGTGAAGGACACAAAGTAAAAAAAATCCACGTATATTCCGGGCAACGTTTCTCACTACAGTTCCATAGAAAACGAGAAGAACATTGGGTTATTATTGATGGTTCGGGTGTAGTAACACTTGGGGATCATGACTATCCTGCTAATCCTGGTAGTTGTTTTACTGTAAGTATTGAGCAACGGCATCGTGTCGCAGCAGGTGAGGAAGGTCTCACTTTTATTGAAGTTCAGAGAGGAGAATGTAGTGAGACAGATATTGTTAGACTAGAGGACGATTACGGTCGTCACGTACCATCTTTCTTGGAAATGTTGACATGACATATATGGTAACCGGCGGTGCCGGGTTTATCGGGAGTAATTTTTTACACTTTCTTCGTAGGAAAACTGATGAAGAGATTGTTGTTCTTGATAACTTGACATATGCTTCTGACCTAAGGTTTATCCCTAGGAGTCAGCAGTTCAAGTTTGAGTGGTGTGACATTACGAATGAAGAGCATGTTCACTTCTTATTTGAGAAGTATGCTCCAAAAAAAGTATGGCACTTCGCTGCTGAGAGTCATGTAGATAATAGTATTACCAACTACAGACCATTTTTAGAGTCAAACGTTGTTGGTACTATCAATTTACTCAATGCATCCTTGAACATGGGGATTGAAAAGTTTCATCACATCTCTACTGATGAGGTGTATGGATCCCTTGAGTATGATGATGTAGAACTATTCAAAGAAGACACTCCATATAATCCTAGCAATCCATACTCTGCAAGTAAAGCAGCGTCAGACCATTATGTGAAGACTTGGCATAACACATATGATTTGCCGTATTTGATTACTAACTGTAGTAATAACTATGGAAGGCATCAGCATGAAGAGAAACTGATCCCTAAAATTATCAAACGTGCTATGGGGGATCAGAACATTTACATGTATGGGGGTGGTCAACAAATTCGTGACTGGTTATCTGTGGTAGATCATTGCAAAGCAATCTGGTCTCTAGAAGAATGCGGTATCATCAACGATCAATTCAATATTGGTGGTGCATGTGAGATGAGAAACATTGATGTCACCAAGATGGTGCTTGATACTATCGATAAACCCTATGGTCTTATTGGTATCTCAGATCAAAGACCAGGACAAGACAAACGATATGCCATAGATCATGGTAAAATAACAAAGACTACTGGGTGGAAACCCGTCATTGAATTTGAACTTGGATTGCGAGCAACTGTATCATGGTACTTAGAAAGATGGGGAATGTGAAATCGTTCAACAGTCCAGTCACTCTCTACGGTCCTGGTTTTGTAGGTGGTAGATATGCTGAGATGTTTCCTGATACGATAGTACAGGAACGCGATGAATACAAACCACAATCTAAGAAGATCCTTTACATGATCTCTACTGTGGACAATTATAATGTTCATAAAAATGTTGGTTTAGATGTTGATACTAATCTCCGTGTGTTGTGTGATGTCTTAGAGCATTGTCGTAATGAGGACATAGAGTTCAATTTTATCTCGTCCTGGTTCGTGTATGGTAAGGGTGGAGATATACCTGCGTTTGAGGATTCTCTATGCAGTCCTACTGGGTTTTATAGTATCACCAAGAGGTGTGCAGAAGACTTGATTATGTCTTTCTGTGATGTGTACAAAATGAAGTATCGTATTCTTCGTTTGTGTAATGTTTTAGGTGATGATCCTAAGGCATCGAAGCAAAAGAATGCAATCATATGGATGATCAATCAACTCAAAGAGAACAAACCAATCAACCTCTATGATGGTGGTAGTCATCGTCGTGACGTTATGCATGTCGATGATGTGTGCCGTGCTATCAAAACTGTGATTGATGACGGTGACTTGAATGCCACATATAATATTGGGTCAGGTAGACCTACAACAATCGGTGATATTATTGATATCGCTACTACTTGTTTGGGTACTAGATCTGACATAGATAGCATTGACCCACCAAAGTTTCATAAGGATGTCCAGACACAGGACTTTTACTTAGACACTACTAAACTACAATCGTTAGGGTTCAAACCCACTATGGACACTTTTGAGATGGTTGAATCATTATGTCAGTGAAGAATAAGGTTGAAGATTTCGTAGCTTCATTAGAGGCAGACGGAGAAAAACTATTTCCCTTCATGGCAAACAAGGGATGGAAACCTGGTGACAACATATATTATTCTGGTCCTTATTGGGACGAGCAAGAACCTATTGCTGCTATCACTAGCATGCTACAAGGTAAGTGGTTGCCTGCTGGTGAAGAAGTCAACAAATTTGAACGTGCATTTTCTAAACAGTTTGGGTTTGACCATTCTGTGATGGTGAACAGTGGATCATCTGCTAACTTGGTGATGATTGCTGCACTAAAAAAGTATTTTGATTGGCATGATGGTGATGAGATCATTGTCTGCACCTGTGGTTTCCCCACAACTATCAATCCCATTATTCAGAATGGACTTACCCCAGTTTTTGTTGATATCAATTATGATGATCTCAACTGGGATCTTGCTGAACTAGAAAACAAGATTACTCCCAGAACAGTGGCGCTTTTTTCGTCTCCTGTTCTGGGAAATCCCTATGACTTTGATAAGTTCATTGAGATTGTCAATAGGAATAACCTGCGGTACATCGCTGACAACTGTGACTCGCTCGGTTCCAAGTGGCGTGGTGAGTTGCTTACCAAACATGCCGTCGCAGCGTCCTGTTCGTTCTATCCAGCGCATCATATCAGCACGATTGAAGGCGGGATGGTTTCCTCTAACATTGAGGAAATTGTTCAACTCGCTAGGTCTTTTGCTTGGTGGGGGAGAGGTTGTTATTGTGTAGGATCCCAGAATAAATTGGCCAACGGTGTCTGTGGACAACGATTCGACCGTTGGTTGGAAGGGTACGATCAAGATGTCGATCATAAGTATGTCTTTGGCGTTCAGGGATACAACCTCAAGCCTGCCGACCTTCAAGGGTCTATTGGGTTGGTACAATTGACTAAGCAAGACGATATACATCGCATCCGTCGTAGCAACAAAACTAGACTTCACGAGATCTTCAGTCAAATTCCTGGTGCTCGGGTTATTGAAGAGAAAGAGCATGCAGAGACTAGTTGGTTTGGTGTTCCTATCGTATGTGAAGAGTATAAACACCGCCTCGTAAAATATTTAGAAGACAATAAGGTCCAAACAAGAAACTATTTTGCTGGTAATATTCTGATGCATCCCGCATATAGACATATTGAACCTGCAAGTAACTATCCAAATGCATGTAAGGTGTTGGATAATGTATTTTTTGTAGGATGTAGTCCCGTTATTACTGAACCCATGCTAGAATATATAGATGAAGTTGTCTGCAATTACTGTAGTAAGTATTATCAATGAAAACAGCATTAGTATTGGGTGCCGGTGGATTTATCGGCAGTCATATGGTCAAACGTCTCAAATCTGAAGGATATTGGGTGCGTGGTGTTGACCTAAAACACCCTGATTTTTCTAAGTCTGCTGCTGATGAGTTTGTCACAGGTGATCTTCGAGATTATTCTTTTGTCGAACGTGTGATTCAGTACAAAGGTGAACAGGGTAACTTTTATAATTCAGTACCCCATCGTTATATTGTTTCATTTGATGAGATTTATCAGTTTGCTGCCGACATGGGTGGTGCTGGTTATATCTTTACTGGTGAGCATGACGCAGACATCATGCATAATTCTGCCAGCATCAATCTAAATCTACTGAAGTCTCAGTGTGAGATGAACGAACAGAAAGGTAAGAACACTACAAAGATCTTCTATAGTTCTTCTGCCTGTATGTATCCAGAGCATAACCAACTCGATCCTGATAACCCTGATTGTCGTGAAGAATCCGCATACCCAGCAGCACCAGACTCAGAATATGGATGGGAAAAACTCTTCAGTGAACGGCTCTATCTTAGTTTCGCGAGGAATTATAGTATCCCTGTTTGTATTGCTAGGTATCACAATATCTTTGGTCCCGAAGGTACCTGGTACGGTGGAAAAGAGAAAGCTCCTGCTGCCATCTGTCGAAAGGTTGCCTATGCTAACTCCGGAGAAACAATTGAAGTGTGGGGAGATGGTAAGCAGACCCGATCATTCTTATATATTGATGAATGTATTGAAGCAACCTGGCGCTTGATGCAATCAGACTTTCAGGGACCTGTCAACATTGGTTCTGAAGAAATGGTAACAATCAATCAACTGGTTGACACTGCTTCTAAAGTTGCCAACAAAGAAATTGGTAAGAACCATGTAGAAGTTTCTCACACTGGTGTACGTGGTCGTAACTCTAACAATAATCTTATCCGAGAAAAACTTGGATGGGATTATAGTCAAACCCTAGAGGAAGGTATGCGGAAAACATATAACTGGATCATGCTTCAAATTGCCACAGATTTTACTAGCGAATACAAATGAACACAAATTATAACTATGAACGCGATGCTCTGAAGATTCCTTTCACGGGGCATACTAAAGTCTTTGAAAATTTCTCTCAAGCATACCAGGATTTGTTTGTCCTGACCATGCTGAAAGGGAAGAAGAATGGTAAGTATGTGGAGGTGGGTGCTAATCATCCTCAATCTTTGAACAATACTTTCCTACTTGAGACAGTATTTGGTTGGCGTGGTTTCTCTGTAGAGATTGAGCGTTCAATGTGTGAGGTCTTCAACGGAAACGTGGCACGACAGAACCATTGCTATGAAGCAGACGCTACTACGTTTGATTTCTCCGAGGCAATTGCCAAAGAAAAGTGGCAGGGTCGTATTGACTACTTCTCTGTTGACTGTGAACCTCCTGAGGTGACTTTCAAAGCACTAAAAGCATTCCCTCATGATGACTTTCGTGCCAGCGTTATCACCTTTGAACATGACTCGTACAAGGACGGTGAGACTATCCGTGATCATTCACGTCAATTCTTAGAGGATCTTGGTTACCAACTAGTATGTGCCAGTGTTTGTAATGGTGATAATCCTTATGAAGATTGGTGGATTGATCCTACTGTTATAAAAGAGTCAGTTTGGAAACCTTTTGAGTGTGTTGATGAAGAAGCACGAAACATTTTGATATGAAATTATCTCATTGGTATGGTCGTTTAGGTAACAACATTCAGCAGGTTGCTAATGGGTTGATGAGTGCTCAAGCATACAAGACGACTTTTGAAAATACCCTTGACCATAATATTATTGAAAAGTTTTCTTGTAGTTTTGGAGACAACAAAGTTGATGCCTCAGGAAAGTTTTTCTATTGGGACGGTCCGTTCAAAGAAGTCCCGATTGATAAGAGTGTTTGCTTTACGCAGATGCGTTCGTTTTGTAAGGAGTTTGTTCGCCCCAAACTACGACTACCCAAAGTGGATGTTGATACTGATACTCTTGTTATTCATATTAGGAGTGGAGATGTTTTTGACCAAAGGGTTACTAACCCTAATCAATATGTTCCTAATCCTTTTTGTTTTTATTCTGCATTGTTGGAGCAGTTTGACAAGTGTATCGTAGTTACTGAAGATATAAAATATAATCCTATCCTCAAAGAGTTGGCATGGTACCCTAAGGTTACTATCCAATCTACAAGTGTAGAAGAAGACTTTGCTACGTTGTTGAATGCAAAACATCTTGCTACCTCTGGTGTAGGAACGTTTGGAATGGCAGCAGCGTTATGCAGTGACACTGTAGAGAACATATATTGTACTAATCTACATATAATGGAGCATCTAAACTATCAGATGCTGTATAATACTGACATTACCATCCACATGATGGTTCTGGATAACTACATCAAAACTGGAGAATGGACTAACAGTGATCAGCAAAGAGAATTCCTCTTTTCTTACAAGGCATAGACTTAGTGATGGGATAGTGACGCAGATTGAAAGTCTGTGTAAAAAACTTCCTTATTATTATTTTGAAGACTGTGCCTACGGAAATGATCATCACCCTCTAAGGACGGTGATGAACCCTTATTTTAGTTCTACTTTGTTGGGTGTAGATGGAAGCATTTCACCATTCTTTCGCGAGTTCCCTTGGAACGCTATCGGTCGAGAGATTGGTATGCCTAACAACCCAATGATGAGGTCTCATATGACCTTACAATATCCACGATCAGAGTCGTTTGGTATTCCCCACAACTCACATATAGATGATGACCGTCCACACATTGTAGGGTTGTATTATCCTAATGATGCTGACGGAGATACTTTCTTTTTTGATGGAGACCAAAATGTCATACATAGAGAACCTCCGGAGCGAGGTAAAATGGTTACTTTTGACGGAAAGCAATACCATTCCAGTTCTTCTCCAATTACTGGTGTTAGATTTACTTTGAATATCAATTATTGTCCATGAAAATCTTCGACGTATTCACTTTTTATAATGAATTAGATCTACTAGAACTGAGGATGAACATCCTTGGAGACTCAGTAGATTATTTTGTTATCAATGAGGCAAACATTACCTTTACAGGTAAACCCAAACCACTTTACTTTCAAGAGAACCGTAAGCGGTTCAAGAAGTGGGAGGATAAAATCATCCACCAGGTTACCATTGATGATAACAAAACTTTTGAGGCATACTATTCTGACATCCCCTATCACAGGAGCATGTTGGAAGAGAACATCTATCAACTGCCACTACCATACCAACGTGCATGCTTCCATAAAGATAGTGCAATTTATGGTCTGTTAGGTAAGGCAGAGGACGACGACCTTATCCTTACGAGTGATGCTGATGAGATCGCTAACCCTGAAGCATTGAAGTGTCTAGATGAGTGGTTTGATCCTAACCATCACTATGTTTTGACAGGTCCTTTGTTTTACTACTACCTCAATGTAAAGTGTGAAGAGCAGTGGATGGGCACAAGAGTGTGTGACTTCAAGACTCTGAAAAGTATGAGTGTTGATAAACTCCGTCAGTCTCATAAAAATGCATACAAAATTGCTGATGCATCATGGCACTGGAGTTTCTTTGGTGATGCTGACACTGTGCGACAAAAAATGGATGCATATGAGCACCAAGAAAACAACTTGGAAGAGTATCGTTCCAGTATGGAGGATAGGATTGAACAGAACCTAGACCCATATGGTAGGACATATCTTTATCAACCAACTGTTGTAGAAATTGATGAGACTTTCCCTAAGTATGTCCAGTCTCAGAAAAATCGTAAACTCAAAAAGTTTGTAAAAGAATCATGAAATTACTCCATGGACCTGGGGTATCAAATCATTGTGACTATACCTTTGGAGACCAGGCAGGGGTTATAGGTAATGTGTATGATTCTTTTATGAAAGTTGCTAGTAAAAAGAACAAAGAGTTTATTGACCTAGTATCTAAGACAGATAAAGAGGTCATAACTCTCTTCATTGATAACATTAGATTATATAATAGAAAGATTGTATGTAATAATAC